ATGGAATCCTCTATTCTCATCATTCACATCATTCCAAAACATCTCATAAGGATTTCCAAGGTAATAAATGTTATCTTGATTTGATCTACAATGGTAATGTCCAGAGTATGTCTTTTTAAATTTCTTAAATACGTCCCACTCCATTCCATGCTCCATCATATGTCCTGGTGTAGCTCTAAATCCGTTTAACTCAAGATGTCCCATACAAACAGGAGCTCTTGACTTATTAATCAATGCTACACTCTTTTCTTTATTATCACTATTAATCCAAGGAACTAGAAGAATATTACATCCACCTACCATTAAAGATGACACTTCAGAATACACTTTAATATTATCATACTCACGTAGTAGAAGATCTACTGCATTTACATCATTTGTATTCTTATAATATGCTGTATGATTACCTACTATAGTATGAACAGTGATGCCCATCTCTTTCAACTTATCAAAATAATTATTCTTTGCCCATGTCAACGCACCAAAATCTATCCCCTTTCTACTGTCAAAGGTATCACCCATATCAATGACTGTATCTATACCTTCTGAATATAATACAGGAAAGAAAACATCCTCATAAAATTTAAGGAAATAATCATGAAACAGTTTGGAATTTTTTCTACATCCAAAATGCTGGTCTGTAATTATTGCTACCTTCATTAATTACGTAACTTAGAATGAACAGCATCTTTGATTTGATTATAATCAGAATAGTTATCATCAGATCCATCCTTATCAAAGACTTGATCATATCCAGTCTTCTCTAAAATCTTATTCTTAATTTCTAACTGCTTCTTCTCTTTCTGTATTCTTCTGAGAAATGCATAATGAATGATCTGCGTAAAGTAAGCAAAAGGATTTTGGGATTTGTCAGGATTAAAATTATGTATGTATTGAACGCAATTTTCGATTCCATCAGATATCATGTCCTCCTTAAACATGTAGTTAACAAAGTTTGGCTTGAAAGATAAATGAGTAGCAATCTTAAGGAAACATTCCCCTATGTATCTGGGTATTCTCGGTTTTTCTTTACCTTGAATTTCTGCTATTTCAATGTTTTCTCTATGCCTTATAAGTGCTGCAAGGAACTCTTTGTTGTTAACATAGTGTTCAGATCTTTTCCTCTTACCCATAATTCTTGCAGGACTCATATCTATACTCTCTATTATGTATTAATTATAGCATCCAACACAATAGTTGACAAGTTAGCTTATCAGTAGTAGACTAACTCTGTCGGGGTTCAAGGGTAGGTTATATCTTAGTTATCTTTAAAGAGTTTCTCTAAAGATTCTTTAGCTTCATTAATAGTAGATATATATCCCATTTTTCTATCTAACTTAGTTTTTCTTTCGAAATAAGAATTTTGATGATTAGCAAAAGTTTGATGCATAGTTATAGTTTCCATATCATCTGATTCCATTAAAGTCATAACATCATCCATATTAATAATAAAGATGTCTTCTTTACTAGTTTTAATCCAAGGTTCTACTTTATATCCAGACATACCTGCTCTACTTTTGATTTTCTGAATAACTATAGGATTTGATAATAATAGGAAAGTTCTATCATCCTCTTCACTACAAGCTATCTTAGCGAATACTTCTTCACCAGATTTAAGTTTTATAGTTGCGTAAAAATCGTCTTCTATCATTTTTTGATTTGTATAGTGATTATTTCATAATTAAAATTTTCTTCATTATAAATTTTAATTCTTTCAATAAGATGATTTAATGTATAATTCTTTTGCGAATTGTACGTACAATCATCTCCAATATCGTATAATACTGCTTTTACTTTGTCTTTTCCTTTCCTAAGAACCCTTCCAATTGATTGAAGGTTTCTAACGCGGGATTTGCTGGGGCTTGAGAAGATGAC